ATCTAATCTAACAGCAGGAGACTATGGATTAGAGGCAATCGCTTTTGGATTCTCACAAGCTAATAAGTAATTATGTCAAAAACAGAAAATACATTTCAGAATTCTAGTGAATTTAAGTTTAAAAAATGTATCCTTACCAAAGGTGATGGTAGTGATCCAAGATCTTTGCTAAATGCTGATATGGTTCTTGGATTTTCTGTTTTGGAAAATCTTTTTCACCCTCATCTTCAAGCGTCACTTGCATTAAGTGACTCAGGTGGTCTTATCAATTCTTATCCCATAGAAGGTGGTGAGAATATAGAACTAGAAGTTGGAACAAGTTACCAAGATGAACCAATAAGATATAAATTTAAAATTTTTAAAATTGCAAATAGAGTAAAGAAGAACAAAATGCAGTCATACACTTTGTTCATGTGTAGTGAAGAATCTTTTGTAAATGAAGTTATTAGACTTCAAAAACAGTTATCAGGAAAACCAGACCAAATAGTAGCAGAACTTCTCAGAAATGAACTAAAATCTAGTAAAGAATTTTTTGTAGAACCAACTAAATTTTCTGTAAAACTATTGCCAGGAAAAAGAAGACCATATGATGTAATAGCGGATATGACTAAGAGAAGTATATCCGAAAAGGCAGTATATACTAATAAAAAAACTAGTAGTAAGAAAACATATGAAAAGAACAGAGATAACAGACCTAATGCAAATGTTGAGAAAGATATAAAAGGAACTGCTGGATATTTTTTCTGGGAAACTCGTAGAGGATTTAACTTTTATTCTGTTGATGCACTATGTTCTGTTCCTAAAGTTAATAAAGAAGGTCAGTATATAGAAGGAAGTGAAGACTTTCCTGCACCAAATTTATTATCTAAACCATGGGGTCCTTATAGAGACGTTATTGCTAATACAGATGATGGACAAGATCAAAGAGGTTTAATAAGTAGTCTTAAAATGAGCAGTGAAGTTGATATAATGAATGGATTAAGACAAGGAAAATATGCATCAGTAAATATATTTTTTAATATAAGTACAGGACAGTATGAAGAATATGTTTATAAAATATCATCAAGTTATGACCATATGGCACATTTAGGAGGTCAGGACTCTATATCTTTCATACCTACAAATCAAGAAGAATTGTCACAAACTCCGTCAAGAGTATTAAGTGCTATACTAGATCATGAAGCATGGTTTAATGATCCAGATATTGCTGATCCAGATTCTGAAGCAACTGACAATCCAAATGAATTTGCAGATTGGCAAAAATATTATGCATCACAATCTACTGCTAGATATGAATTACTTAATAATCAACAAGCTGAGTTTCAAATACCTGGCAATCCCCTTATATGTGCGGGAGATAAGGTAGCAATTCTTATCACAAACCCACTCGCAGATAAAGAAAAAGTAGAAGAACCATTTGATGAAGAGACTAGTGGAGTTTATTTGGTCAGAGAAGTTTCACATCTTTACAGTTTAGGAGAAGGAGGTAACGGAAATATAACAACTTCGCTAAGATTGTTTAGAGATTCTTATGGAATGGGTGAATTAGCATCTACTCATGGAGAATAAATAATAATGTACATACTGTACGGAGGAAAACACAATGAAAACAATTGAAGAGCATATTCAGCACGACAAAGAAATTCTTGCTGATCCTAAAACATCAGAACCTATGCGACATCACATTGAAGATGAGTTGCATGATCTAGAAGAGTATGTAGAACATCATAAGTCAGAAATTGAAGCAGGAGATCATCATGACCCTAATGTATTAGAGGTATT